GCATCGGCAAGCTATAGACTAGCTTATGACTGTTCCAATATGTCAGCTAGTTCAATTCATGTCGAGGCTAGCAAGCTAATCAATCTCCCTAAGATCTCCCAAAGGTTAGAAGATAAAAACAAAGAGAATGAAGAGAAAAATAGGTTGAAAGACGTTAGCCTTAGACAAAAGGTAATGGATTCACTTTTACTTGAATCCCAAACTGCGAACTCTGATTCAGCTAGAGTTCAAGCATTAAACCTTTTGGGTCGTACTATTCCTAATTTCTTCGCCCCAGAAAAACAGGAATTAACAAGCAAAGTCGAGTTATCTAATAGTGAAAAGGAATTAGAGGATGCTATTGCTACGGCATTAAACGATGGTACTGTTGTTAGCTTGCTGAATAGTAAGAATAAACTGTCCCCTAACTTGAGGGACAAGAAAAAAGCTTGAGCATTCTTATTTATCTTAAAACTTGGGGGGACTTATTTTACCAATCGGCTATAGGCTCGGAGGGGCATACCCCCCTATGAGAAGTTTTGCTCGTGTTTTGTTATACATAGTAATCCAGACTAACAATTCCAAACTTTTCATAACGTCCCTAGTGAAAAAAATTTATAGGCCAATTTTTCATAACTACTTTACTTCTGATTCGTTTTGAGTATTCTTAACCTACCCATAAATGGGGACGCTATAAAGAGGGGGGCGTTCCTCCTGACTTCAAACCCCCCTCTTTTTTTAACAGGCAAGAACAATGATAAAAAAACCTAGAGCAAACAAACCAACAATCTACATAGACGGCAATGATACATTACATATAAACCACGATAACTTTATTAAGTGGTTTTCTAGTATGGTCACAGATATGGGAACAGATGACTTGGAAGAGCACGAAATCCCCTATCATGTATTTTGTTGTGGGGCAGAAGCTGCGTTACGATGTCAACAGATGAAAAAAATACACTAGAGATAATATTAGATGATGGTGAACAGGATCTTGTAGAGTTTTTATGCAAAGGACGTTTTGATCGTGCAAGAGAAAGAAAAGCAGAATGGCGAAAAATGGGGAAAGAACCAGACAAGTATACCCATGATCGTGTTGGCTTACTTGCTGAACTGTCATTTGCGAAATTTACGGACGTTTACCCTTCACAAGTTTTATCCCCCAAAATCAATACCAAGGACTCAGGACGAGACATGGGTGACACGATTTACAAAGGATTAAGATTTGACGTAAAAGCTACTATACACGAGAACGGAGTTTTATGGATTGACAAAATCAACGAGAACATCGATTATTACGTATTCTTTGTTGTGACGAATCATCCAGACAAAGCTGTCTGTAAGCTTAAAGGCGTTATAAAAGCAAGCGTTCTTCACTCCATAGAACCTAGACACAGGAAACAATTTAGGTTTCCCTGTATCTTTGTAGAACAACAGGAGCTTACCCCTTGGGGTAAATTTGAGGAGGAACGAACTTGAAATACTTTTCAGTATGTAGTGGAATTGAGTGTGCTAGTGTGGCCTGGCATCCACTTGGTTTTGAACCGATGGGGTTTACTGAAATAGACCCATTTAGATCGGCAGTTTTAGAGTATCATTATCCAGAGGTGAAGAATTATGGCGATTTTACGAAAATCGAAAAAGACGACATCGGAGGAAGTCCAGATGTCCTTGTTGGAGGAACACCATGTGCAACCTTCTCAATCGCAGGACTTAGGGAAGGAATTTCCTCAGAAAGAGGAAACCTCGCACTTGAGTTTATACGGATGGTTAAAAGGCTTAATCCCAGATGGGTTGTTTGGGAAAATGTCCCCGGTGTCCTGTCATCGAACAACGGAAGAGATTTTGCTTCCTTCCTCACAGGGTTGGCAGAATGCGGGTATGGGTTCGCCTACAGGGTTCTTGACACTCAATATATACGAACACAACGATTTCCAAGGGCAATCCCCCAAATGCGAAGGCGTGTCTTCGTTGTCGGACATTCTAGAGATTGGAGATGTCCATCCAAGGTATTATTTGACAGAGAGGTCTTGCGTTGGAATCCTCCACCGAGCAGACCGAAAAAACAAGGTCTTACCAGAAAAACTACGTTTCGCCTTACAAGAAGCGATCAACACATTCAAGACGACAAGGCAGGAACAATAGCAGCGAGGGACTACAAGTCTGCTACGGATCTTGTTTCTGATGACTTGACCATTATTCATGGTAACTTTTCTCGTGTAAACGGAGATGGTTTCAAGAAGGATGGTGCAACCTACACACTTACGGCAACAGAAGTACCAAGTATATACCAAGGTACATTTGAGGCCAGATCAGCCGATGACGGAGCACCAAGGGTTAGAAAAGAGGATGTAGCATCTACTCTTACGGCTAGGGACTACAAATCACAGGAGACTTGTGTAGTGTTTGAACCAAGATCACCAGATGATGGAGCACCTAGAGTAAAGAAAGAAGAGGTATCCCCAACGTTAAATGCCATGACAGGAGGTAATAGACAACCATGCGTGAGTATTGTCTTTGAACCTAAGTCACCAGATGGTGTGCCAAGAGTTAGAAACGACTTCACATCACCAACACTTAATTCTATGACAGGAGGTAATATTACCCCTTGTATAGTAGACGAAGGTGTAAAAGCACCAAGACAATCAATCGTAAGACGATTAACGCCTTTGGAGTGTGAAAGGCTTCAGGGTTTACCAGATAACTATACACAAGTACCTTATAGAGGAAAACCGAAGGAAGAATGTCCTGTTTCCAAAAGATACGAAGCAGTTGGTAGAGGTATGTCCATAAACGTTATGGAATTTTTAGGTACAAGGATCATGGAGGTAGATAAAGACCATGTTTGATTTTAGTAAGATAGAAGACTTTGACAGCCACATAAACCAATCAATACCAAACTATTCCTCTTTGTTTGCGATATTTAAGTCGATTGCAGAACACTACGCACAACCTTACTCTCATGTAGTGGACTTAGGTTGCTCTACAGGATCGTTCTTGCATCAACTTAACAAGAACAAAGATACCCATTATCACGGAATAGACGTTGTGGATTTTAAAAATAGAAAAAAAGGTTTTCAATTCCACAAAGGAGATGTTTATGATCATCTTATGAGTATTAGTTCTAAGATAGGTCATACTTCCGTTCTTATCTCAATGTTCACTCTGCAATTTTTAGGTAGAACAAAGAGACAAAGAATATTACCACTAATACAAGAGGTAATAGACAAAGGTGCAATACTTCTTATAGCAGAAAAGGTGTACCTTAATGATCCTATATTGCAGATGCTTGTACATCGTCAGCATATACAGGAAAAAAGAAAACACTTCACAGATAAAGAAATATTAGATAAAGATATAGAATTATCAAACAGTATGTTTTGTAAAAACGAAAGTCTATTAGAACAAGAACTAAATGGACTAGGTTTTAAAACAAAAGTTTGGCAAAGCTATAACTTTATGGCTTACACAGTACAGGGTAGGTTATGAAGTGTTATAACTGTGCAGAAGAATTGATTTGGGGAGGAGATCACGATATAGATGATGATGACAATGACTATATAATTGTTTCTAATCTTACCTGCCCAAATTGTAAAAGTTACGTAGAAGTCTATCATCCAAAGGAGAACAAAGATGGCTAAAAGTATTAAAGATCACTATACTCACGAAGTTGGAACACTTATATGGGATTCATTTAATGGTGAAGCTAAAGTTAAGCTAACACAAAAGCTTCATAAAATGGATTGGTTAAGCAAGGCAGATTGTCTAGGTGATATCTTACACGACATGAGAAAGATTGTTGATGATTTGCAAGATATGTACAATAGCAACCTACCAAGTGTGGCCAAAGCAGAAGAACTCCCTCGTGAGCAAAAAGAAAAAAAAGAAACTAAACACTAGGTACAAGGATGGCTAAGAATGACTATAAAAAGACAATGCCAAAAACAAGCAGAGGAAACCTATTCTATGTTCTTGGGTTTCTGCAAATACTTCTCGTATTACTGCTTGTTTCTTCTTATCTTACTAGCATCCTGTAATTGGGGAGTTGATGGTACAGGTGGGACAGGAAATTCTGCCCTGTACGATGAATACAAAGAAAGGATGGGAGTAGCAGATTGAGAGTTAATTGTTTCAAAGGCACGAGAAAATGTAAAAGATGTGGTGGAGAAATGAATTATGTTCACGAAAGAAAAGAATTTTGCTCCCCACTTTGTGCAATGAATTACAAAAACAACGGCAAACAAAAAAATGGAATTACTCTTCCTTTCATTCCAGACAACCTGTTTGTCAAACCAAAATACAAAAGAAGATCATGGGCAACAATTTCTATGGGAGTTAAATCAAATGATGAGTGATGAACCATATCACAATAAAGGCTTTGGTCTTGCGTTCTTAACCATAATATTCTTTATGCTCGTGTTCCCTGCGATGGTTCTTTTTGCATCAATGGGTACATGGGATATGTTTTGGAAGATGCACTTGCCACATGGTGATTGTTGGGAAAATAATAAACATGAAAAGGTATGCAAAGATGCCCAGAACTAGTACAGATTTAAGAAAGAAAAGATCTTACAACATTTTAATCTACGAAGATGATTTTGAGGTGTTGTATAAAATGGCAGTTGATAGAACAAGAAAGGGAGGATCTCATGTCTCTGCGGCGCAAATTGTTAGAGAGGCAATCAACAAATTCCTCGAAGAAGGTGAAGGAAGAGCCTACAGATACTCATCCCAAAGGATGGGGTAAGGATGCGATTTACAGTAATCCACTTTTTGATAAATTTTGTGCGTACTGTGGCTCGAAAGCTGGTGCTTGTTTTTCACCAAACGCAGGTAAGGATTGGTATTGCTATGACCACAGGCCTGGCACTACTGAAGAGGAAAAGCGAGAACAAACAAGAAAAACAAAAATCATGGAAGAGCACATTGCGAGAAGACTTGGGAGAAAAAGAGATGAAAAGAAGGAGGATGGCGTATTCTGGTGATGACGAAGGATACTCCGATTACACGAAAGAAGAAATAGAATGGTACGAAAAAAGGCTTACAGATGACTGAATCTAGAGAATGGTTAGCAAAAAACTGTCAGGTATCTCAAGTAGAGCTAGTCAACACTATGGGTACGGACAAAACTGTAGTCAATTCTGCTAGGGTTTCTTACGCAAACGACAGTAGGGTTACTGAAGAGGTTACTGATAAAGACAGAAAGCTCATTAATTATTTGGCAGAACATAAACATACATCCCCATTTAACCATTGTTTTGCATCTTTCAAGGTCGATGCCCCTATATTTGTAGCTAGACAACTTGTTAAACATGAATACTTGGTTTGGAACGAAGTTAGCAGAAGGTACACCGAAAAAGACCTATCAGTTTTTCGTACAGGAACTTGGTATGAACAAGCAACGGCAAATAAGCAAGGATCTGCAAAACGACTAAAAGCAAATTTACAGTATATGTGTACTGAAATATATGAAAATGCTATGTATACTGCCTTTAATTGTTACACAGCACTACTAAGAACAGGTGTATCAAGGGAAGATGCACGAATGGTGCTACCACAATCTGCTATGACTTCATGGTATTGGTCTGGATCACTTGGTGCATTTGCAAAAATGTGTAATTTACGCCTTGATAGTCATACACAACACTACACTAGGAAGGTCGCAAAGCTTATTGATGAAATTATGGCTAAAAAATTTCCTATTTCATGGAGGGCATTAGTAAAATGAAACAAGAGGATGCGTTTGAACTGCCAGAAGACATAGTAAATCATCCGAAACACTACACTAGTGGTAGTATAGAGTGTCTTGAAGCTATGGAGTCTATGATGGAGGATGCACCAAATGTTGATTCGTTTTCAAATTACCATTGGGGCATCATTTTTAAGTACATTTGGAGGTGGCCACACAAGGAAGACCCCCTAAATGACCTTAAAAAGGCAGAATTTTACCTTAAAAACCTAATAAATCGCCTTGAAAATGAAAAAAAGTGAAATTATATAAGGACGTAACCACAAAACTTTGGTATAAGTGATAATAGAGGAGTGTGTATTACACCAAAGAGAATCAATCAGTTTTGTGGCTTTTTTAACGTTTTGGAGGAAGAAATGACTAAAAACAATTACCAAGCCATGAGTGATAAAGACCTAGACGAAACAATAGGTACATATATTTCTCAGCTTAAAGATGCTTTAAAAGAGCAATCTGCTAGAAAACAGGCAAAATTTGACGAAGTTAGGGAAGAATACAAGACAGCTAGAGACAAGTTGCTTGAGTTTTCACCCTTTGACAGAGCACAAATGGCCTATTACAGTCCTTGGGCAGAGACATTTAAGAAAACCATCTGGATTTGACACAAGTTGAGCAACTACTAAAGAACCTAGATCAGTTACCAGAAGAGCACAGACAGGCTATTGGTGCTGCTCTTATTAAGTACAATACGCTCAATAATAAAGAAAAAGCCAAGAAAGAGTTTTTACCTTTTGTCCGACATTGTTGGCCGATCTTCATGGAAGGCCCACATCACAGGATAATGGCAGAAAAGTTTGAAGCTGTATCTAGGGGTAAGTTAAAAAGACTTATCATCAACATTGCTCCTAGACACGGCAAATCAGAACTTACAAGTTGGTTATTACCTGCTTGGTTACTAGGACAAGACCCAAGTCGAAAGATTATATCTGCAACACACACGACAGAGTTTTCTCAAAGATTTGGACGTAAAGTAAGAAACCTAATAGATACAGACACTTACAGAGATATATTTCCAGAAGTCTCGCTAAGAGCCGACAGCAAGGCAGCAGGACGATGGGATGTATCAGGTGGTGGTGAATATTTTGCTATTGGTGTAGGTGGTGCAATGACAGGTCGTGGTGCAGACTTGCTTGTGATTGACGATCCACATACTGAATCAGCAGGTATTAATCCCACGATGGAATACTTTGATAGTGTTTACGAGTGGTATTCATCTGGCCCTCGACAGAGATTACAACCAGGTGGAGCTATCGTTATTGTAATGACGAGGTGGTCACAGCTTGATCTAACAGCTAAAATACTAGAAACCACAAGTCAAAGAGAGGGTTCGGACAAGTGGGAAGTTATAGAACTACCTGCCGTTTACGAAAATGGTGAACCTCTCTGGCCAGAGTTTTGGCCAAAGAAAGAACTAGATGCTCTAAAGGCCGAACTTCCATTGGGTAAGTGGCTTAGTCAGTATCAACAAACACCTACAGCCGAGGAAGGTGCTCTAATTAAGAGGGAGTATTGGCAAGAGTGGAATAACGTAAGTCCACCACAATGCACCTTCATTATACAGTCAATCGACACGGCACACACTAAGTCAGCCAGATCTGACTATTCGGCTATTACGACTTGGGGAGTATTTGAACATCCAAATGAGGTAGGAGACAATGTACCAAATATTATCCTTCTTGATTCGGTTAATGAAAAACTTGAGTTCCCAGAGCTTAAACAACGTACCCATGAATTATATCATCAGTATGAACCTGATGCTTTCTTGGTGGAAGCAAAAGCAGCGGGACTTCCCCTTATACAGGAGCTACGAGCTTCTGGAATACCTGTCACAGACTATACTCCGTCTCGTGGTCAGGATAAACTCTCTCGTGTTAATGCCGTTTCTGACATTTTTGCGAGTGGTCTGGTATGGCATCCTCCGACTCGTTGGGCTGAACAAGTAATAGAACAATGTGCTAGTTTTCCCAATGGCAGTCACGATGACTTAGTGGACTGTACTACACTTGCCTTGATGCGTTTTAGACAAGGTGGGTTTATATCATTACCATCGGATTACGAAGACGAACCAACCCCTTGGTGGAAACAAAATAAATCTTATTATTAGGAGAAACAAATGCCTGGCAAACATAATTTTAGAAAGATGATGGGTTATAAAGATGGTGGTGGTCTTAGAGAGCCAACCAACAAGGGACTAGCGTCCTTACCTACTGAAGTAAGAAACAAAATGGGGTTTATGAAAAAGGGTGGCAAGCCTAAAGGTTATATGTATGGTGGAAAAGTCAAGAAGATGAAGGATGGTGGGCCTGGCTCTGAAGAATACAAAAGAACTATGAACCTTATTGAGTCTGGTTCTGTCAAAAAGGGTATGAAAAAGGCTGATAGAACAGGGGAAGCTAAAATTTCTGGTGATTTAGTAAAAGCCTCAAGCGCAGCACCAGATTCCCCTTACTTTAAGTCTACAAGAAAAGCCGATGAAATGATAAACACTAAGAGAGATCTTGGTGGTGGTGCAAGAATGACCTTGAGTGACAAGAAAACGTCAAAACCTATGTCTGGTGCAGACAAGGAAAGAGGGTTGTCTACAACACCTAAAAAGAAAAAGACCGATCCTCAAACTACGGCTAAAAACAAAGCAAAGATGAATCCTCCTACTTTTAAAGCTTCGCAAGAGAAGATAAAAGATAAGGATGTAAAGCTTACAAGGAGATTAAATGTAAAGTCACCTACTTCAGTTGCTAAGATTACAGGTGGAGTGGATAGCAATCCAAGAAAAAAGTTTTCTGGATTTGACTCTGAAAGCAAAGAAAGAAAAGTCAGAGGTATGAAATCAGGTGGAAAACCTAAAGCCTACGGAATGAAACATGGTGGCCAAGCTTGCCGAGGTGGTGGAAAAGCCACTAGAGGTACTAAATTTAGCATAAGGTAAGCTCGTAATGGCAGTTGAAAAGTCTATCGATCAACAAATACAGGAAGAGACTTCTTCTAAACCACTTCTTAATGGTGCAGACGTAGAGCCTACGGAAGAGGATATGTTGAATGTATCTGAAGAGGCTATTGTTATTGAGATGGACGATGGAGGTGTGGAAGTTGACTTTGATCCAGAATCTACTGAAGGAATGTCTGGGGCAAAGTTTGGCGAGAACATAGCAGAGATTCTAGATGAGGAGGTGCTTCAAGGTATTGCATCAGATTTGATAGCACAGTACGAGGAAGACAAAGCATCTAGAGAGGATTGGGTCACCACATATACCGATGGTTTAGATCTTCTAGGAATTAAATCTGAAGACAGAACGACACCTTTTGAGGGAGCTTGTGGTGTTACCCATCCGATACTTAGTGAAGCTACAATAAGATTTGTTTCACAATCTATGATGGAAATATTTCCTGCGTCAGGCCCAGTCAAAACTAAATCAGTAGGAAGACAGACTGATGAGATGACAGAGCAAGCTAAGAGAGTTCAGAACTACATGAACTACCTCTTAACGCATGAAATGACCGAATATCGTTCTGAAACAGAGCAACTACTATTTAATCTGGCACTAGCAGGGTCAGCATTTAGAAAGGTTTACTTTGATCCCCATCATCAAAGACCAACTTCAGTATTCGTACCTGCCGAGGATCTCGTTGTTGCATATAATACAACGGATCTAACAACATCATCAAGGCATACCCATGTTATGCAGAAGTCTGATAACTTTGTAAAGAAGTTGCAAGTATCAGGTTTTTATCGTGATGTAGATTTAACCGAGGCTATAGAAGGGACATCAGATGTCAAAACCAAATACAACGAACTTACAGGTGTTACCGAAGTTAGTGAAAACGACCTCCGAACCATCCTCGAAGTCCATTGCGAACTCGACATCGAAGGATATGAAGACCAAAACGAAGACGGAGAAGGAACAGGAATTGCCGTCCCATACATCGTCACCATTGACGAAGCAAGTGATACCATCCTTTCGATACGCCAGAATTATTCCGAGAGTGATCCACTAAAGCAACCAATACAACACTTTGTACACTACAAGTTTCAGCCAGGCTTGGGATTTTACGGATTTGGATTAATCCACCTTATAGGAAACATAGCCAAGTCATCAACATCGATCTTGCGTCAACTTATAGACGCAGGGACTTTATCCAACTTACCAGCAGGTTTTAAAGCTCGTGGACTTAGGATCAAAGGTGACGATACACCAATATCACCAGGTGAATTTAGAGACATTGATCTTCCAAGTGGTGCAATAAGGGATAATCTTATGCCCTTGCCATTCAAAGAGCCATCAGGAACGTTAGCACAATTACTAGGTGTTTTGGTAGAAGAGGGAAGAAGATTCGCCTCGATAGCAGACCTACAGGTAGGTGATGGCAACCAAGAAGCTCCTGTTGGAACAACACTAGCACTAATTGAAAGGTCTATGAAGGTAATGTCGGCCATCCATGCTAGATTACACGCAAGTATGAAGAGGGAGCTTGGGTTACTTTCTAAGATTATTAGTAGCTCTATTTCTCAATATCCTTACGAGGAGAATGGAAATATACAACAAGACTTTGACGATAGAGTAGATATTATACCTGTAAGTGATCCCAATGCGACTAGTTTTGCTCAAAGGATGATGCAACAGCAAGCTGCCCTACAAGTGGCAGCACAAGCTCCACAGCTTTATGACTTAAAGGAACTGCATAGAAGATTCTTAGAAACAGCAGGTTTGGATAATATTGATAAAATCTTACCAGATCAAAGTGAGATACCTCCGTATGATCCTGTAACAGAGAATGCTAGAATGATTGGTGGTGGCCCAGTAAAGTCTTTTGCTTACCAAGATCACGATGCACATTTAGCTGCCCATATGAGCTTAATGCAGTCACCAGATATGCAAAAACATCCTATGGCACAGCAAGTAGGTCAATCTATTAGTGCTCATATTAGTGAGCATATGGCTCATAAATATAGAAATGAAGCCGAGAAGATGATGGGAGTTCAACTTCCACCTCTAGAAGATAAAGAAAAGAAAGGTCTTCCAGAGCAAATGGAAGCACAAATATCTAGACAGGCAGCTCAAGCAGCAGCTCAAATCACAGGAAAGGCACAACAACAAGCCGTTCTTGAGAGACAAATGCAAGCTGCTCAAGATCCTGTTATACAGCAACAGCAAGCAGAGCTTCAGATTGAAAGAGAAAAAATTAAACAAGATCAACAAGAAGCTTTACTTGATGCTAAAACAGATATAGAAAAGACTAAGATGAGGAACGATTTAGAGCGTGAAAGGTTACAACAGCAAAAGGACTTAGCAGAAGCCAAAATGCAAGTTGACCTTATTAAGACGGATAAACTGAATCGGAGCTAAAAATGTGGATGTCAATAATGATTCTGTGTTCTAGTATGAATGCATCGTCTTGTATGGTGATTACAGGTAATGAATTACATACAAGTAAGGAAAAATGTTTTGAGGATTCTATTGCAAAAGCAAACAAAGCTGTTACATATCCTCAAGTATTCCAAGCAAAACCTTTTTGTCAGGTAATACCAGGCACACAAACAGAAGGTGAGATAGATACTTAATGGAAGAAGAGTTACAAAAAACTCTTAGAAGGTTAATGAACGATTTAACCGATACTGTTGCACTAGGTGGAGCAAAGAGTTTTGAAGAATACAATCGACTAGTTGGTCAGATAGAGGGACTAGCGATTGCCGAGCGTGAACTATTAACGCTTATGAGATCGACTGAAGAATCAGAACTTTAGTCGCAAAAGGGAGCGTCTCCAAAAAAAATAGGAGACTTAAATGTCATCAGTATATTCTACTGCAAATGTCGTCATTCCAGATGACGCACCAACACCAACAGGATATCACATTCTTGTTGTCGTTCCTAAAGTAGAGGAACAAACCAAAGGAGGTATTATACTTCCATCCGATATCAAAGATAAGGAAGATATCGCTTCAATCGTGGCAAAAGTTGTTACGCTTGGAAATAACTGTTATCCAAACGAAGATCATCGCTTTCGTGGTAAAGCATGGTGTAAAGTCGGAGATTGGGTAGTCTTATCTAAATATGTCGGTCATCGCTTTGAGTACGATGGCGTGGAAATGAGAATTATCAACGATGATTCAGTCCTCGCTGTTATTAAAGATCCAACTAAAATTTCGAGGGCCAACGCATGAGTGTAGAAAAACAAACAGAAGAAGCTGTAATTAGCGAAGATCAACTAAAAGAGGAAGAAGTTGAGGTAGATGTTAAGCTTGAAGAAGCAGATAATGCTGCTGAAAGCACCCCTGTCGAGACACAGGAAGATACCAAGACTGACGAATCTGTCGAAACTAAAGCAGAGACTGAAGAAAAAGAAGCTGAACCGAGTCCTAGCAAGCAGGGTAAGACCAAATTCCAAAAGCGAATTGATGACCTTACGAAAAGACAACGAGAGGCTGAAAGACAGAGAGATGAATATTATTCAGTCGCTCAAAAGGTTCTCAACGAAAATAAAGAACTTAGAGAGCAAGCAAGCAAGTTTGGAGAGTTCGGCAGCACCGAGTTTGAAAATAGAATTAAGAGCCAAGTCGAATCTGCCAAGGAGGCCTTCAAAAGAGCCTACGAAGAAGGGGACGCAGAGAAGATAGCTCTAGCACAACAACAGATGATGGAAGCTACGGCACAGAAGTCTCAAGTGGGACAGATGAAAAGGGTAGCTGAAAACATCGGTAAACAACAACAACCAGAGTTGAAAGCACCACCTAACACAAAAGCTGTTGAGTGGGCATCACGAAATCCTTGGTTTAATCGTGATATGGTAATGACTAATGTCGCTTATACCATCCATGACGATATAGTCCGAGGGGGAGTGCAAGTAGATTCCGATGAGTATTATGACACATTGGATTCTCGTTTGCGAAGAGAACTCCCACACAAGTTTTCCGAGGAAGAAACGGATAAGCCGAAGGAAACACAGAAACCTGTGACCCAACAGCCAATGGTTACCCCAGCGGGTAATCAGGTAGCTAACAAGTCACGCAAAGTCCGTCTAACGCCATCACAAGTGGCAGTCGCCAATCGCTTGGGTGTATCTCTAGAAGATTACGCCAAAGAGTTTGTCGCTTTAAATAATTGAGGTTTACATGACTCAAGCACAGCAAAACAAAAATCGTACTCCTAGATCTGTAGAGAAGAGAGAACAGGAGGAACGCAACCAAGATTGGACACCAGCTAATCTCTTGCCAGATCCACATCCAAAAGATGGGATCAAATTTAAGTGGGTTAGGGTATCATCTATGGGGGAAGCAGACCCAACGAATTATTCTAAAAAAATTCGTGAAGGTTGGCAACCTGTTGACATAGAAGAAGTACCAGAACTCGCACACCTTGTTATCGATCCTAATCCAAGGTTCGAGGGCAAACTAGAGGTGGGTGGATTACTTCTCTGTAAAATGCCTGAAAGGATGGTTAATCAACGCAACAATCATTACTTGAAACAATCGCAAGATCATCAAGCATCTGTTGATAACAATCTTATGAAGGAAAGTAATCCTCGTATGCCGATGGATAAACCTGCTAATTCTAGTAGGGTAACTTTCGGTAGAGGGTAATTTAAACCTTAAACCTAAATAGGAGGTAGATCTATGTCTACGACTAGTGCTCCTCGTGGCTTAAAGCCTATTGGGTTACTTGGGGGAATGCCGTTTGCTGGCTCGACTATGGAAATTTCTATTAAGTCAGGCTATGCGACTGCAATCTTCAATGGTGACGTTGTAGGATACGCTGACGTAACGAACTCAACCGATGATGGTCATTTAGTTCGTGAATCAGCAGCTGGCGAGGTTAATCCGATTGGTGTGTTTTTAGGCTGTAGTTATACAGACCCAAATACAGGCCAACCAACACACAGACAATATTATCCAGGTGGCATTGTCGCTGATGATATTAAGGCTGTTGTGTCTATAAACCCAATGACGCTGTACGAAGTACAGGCCGATGGTGCAATCGCCCAAACATTACTAGGGCAAACCATTGACATGGCTCAGACGGCTTCTGGAAACACCACTACAGGGAATAGTGGAATACAAGCAGGTGCATCAACAGCTGCCATTACAGGCAAATGTTGGCGTATTGTAGACTTTGTTGACAGACCAGGCTCTTCAGTTGGAGATGCCTATACTGACATCATTGTGATGATGAACCAATCCGAGCACGCCTTAATGGCTGCTGCGATAACTTAGGGGGTACAGTAAATGGCTATATCAAGATCCCAATTACTGAAGGAACTACTCCCAGGTTTGAATAGTTTGTTCGGTTTAGAATACAAACAGCATCCAGAAGAGTGGAGACAAGTCTTTGAGACTGAAAACTCTGATAGATCGTTTGAAGAAGAAGTCAAATTATCTGGCTTCGGTTTAGCAGGTACTAAGGATGAAGGCGCTGCGATTACTTATGACGATGCACAAGAAGCCTATACAAGCAGATACGTACACAATACTATCGCTATGGGTTTCTCGTTAACTGAAGAAGCAATCGAAGATAACCTTTATGCAAGTTTGTCTGCTAGATATACTAAAGCTTTAGCTCGTGCTTTTCAGCACACTAAAGAGATTAAAGGAGCTGCAGTACTTAACGAAGGCTTTACAGGTCAAGTTGGTGGTGATGGCGTTAACCTTCTTTCCACAGCACATCCATTGGTGAATGGTGGAACGAACTCTAACGAACCAAGCACACCTGCTGATTTGAATGAGACTTCTCTAGAGGCTGCTGTTATCCAAATAGGGAAATGGACTGATGAGAGAGGGCTGAAAATTGCGGCCAGACCTCAAAAGTTAATCATCCCATCTGACTTGCAATTTGAAGCAGAGAGAATCCTCAAGTCTACAATGAGGGCAGGAACTGCCGACAATGATGTTAACGCTCTTGCGTCTACATCTGCAATTCCAGGTGGATATATGGTACACCATTTCTTAACCGATCCAGACGCTTGGTTCTTAACTACAGACGTAGCAAATGGCTTAAAGCACTTTGTTCGTGTCGCAATGAAGACTTCTATGGAAGGCGACTTTGAGACAGGTAATGTTAAGTACAAGGGTAGAGAGAGGTATTCATTTGGGTACTCTGATCCTCTAGGGATTTTCGGATCTCCCGGAGCTTAAAACTCGTGATAGGGAGCGTGGCTTGATTGCCACCTCCCTTGGTTTTCTTGACAGTTTTTAACTGACTAACCCATTAGACAAGAAGGAATTTTAATTATGGGAACTACTACATTTTCAGGCCCAATCAAGGCAGGATCTGGTTCAAATATCGGATCAGTCGTGATGGCACAATCAAAAGTCATCGATATAATCGGTGCAGCTGTGACAGATCAGGTATGTGCAACCATCCCTGCAAACTCACAAATCATTGACGTAATTGTTAACGTATCAACTGTATCAAACGATAGTGGTGCAGCTACTGTAAGCGTAGGAACATCAGCTGATCCAAACGCATTTGTTGATGCACTAAACGTAAAAGCACTTGGTACTACACACGGAACTCTGGACACAGAAGCCACCGATGTTGGAACAAGTGATCTTCAAATATTGGCCGATACTGCAATGGCAGGTGGCGATGGTACAACAGGGGCAGCTACTGTAACTGTAATGTATATCCAAAACAACAACTTATCATAGGTGTAACATGGGACTTATAACGGCAACAACAGTCACGGCCGATGGAGTCGCTGTAGATCAACCGACTAGGGTTAAGAAAATCTACTATATCTATGGAACAGGAGCAGGAGCAATCGTCCTTAGAGATGGTGGAGCGAGTGGAACAATCTTGCTTTCTCTTACTGTTCCACAAACAGCAGCAGGTGAAGCTAGTGGATCAATTACAGTACCAGAAGGTGGTCTTAAGTTTGCTACCAATGTGTATGTAGATGTAACATCAGTATCATCTGTAACTTTATTTCATGGCTAATATAGTCGATTCAGGAAAGGTAGTTATTGTGGCAGAGCGTGGTGGTTTAAACAGACAGGAAAGTATCGCTGTGGCTCTAGCTCGTTTAGAAGAACGAGTGGCACATATGCATTCTGATATGAATGAAATGAAGGCTGATATATCACAGCTTAGAGCAACTGCCAATCGTTGGAGGGGAGCTTTTATTGTCCTTCTAGGGATTGGTGGTGCTTTTGGAGTTTTGCTTAATTTATTGATAGGATGGTTTAAGTAATTTTTATTTAGGGGGAATCGCTATAGATCCAATTACGATGGGTATGGCAGCACTAGGTGCAGTCAAGGCAGGTATCGCTATGGGTAAGGATCTACAAAGTCTTGGGAAAGACTTAGGTAGAATATGGGATGCTGTTGATCAAGTAAATACGAAACATACACAGGCTTCAAAGGGCAAGGGAGGTGCATCCTCAAGAGCTTTAGAAACCTACATGGCTACAGTACAAGCTCGTGATATGGAAGAGCAATTAAAAAGAGTTATCCTCGAAACAAGAGGAATGAAGGGATGGAATGAACTTCAGAAGATCCGAGAACAGGTGATGAAAGAGGATCGTGAAGGTAGGGCAGAAGCCTTAAGAAGGAAAAACCAAAGAGAATATTATTTGTCTCTTTTTGTAGGTGTTGTCGTAATAGCGTTATTGGTGGGTGGACTTGTTTACTTCACCATGTACCTAAAGGAGGCAACAAATTAGTGAGAAGGATTTAATATTTATAGTCATAGTGCTTTCGGCTTATTTGTGGACTTTTTATTTTCCACCACTTTGGGAGAAGTACTAGTTGTGTTGGCGTAGGGTTAGAAGACCTACACTAGGTCACAGAAAACACAAGATGCCTGAAGGAAAACGAGATAACATCGTTCTTAGGCATAAAGAAAAAAAAGAAGATTTTTTATTTAGGGAACAAATATGGCAACAAGTGGAAGTTACAGCTTCAATCTCGACATCGATGAGATTGTCGAAGAAGCACATGAGCGAGCAGGACTAGGAAGAGCCTATTCTGGTGCAGACTACAGAACTGCCAGAAGGAGTCTTAATCTTCTTGGTCAAGAGTTTGCCAATAAAGGTATTAATCTTTGGACAATAAGAGAAGGTACGCTTTCTCTCAATCAAGGTGGTGGATCTTATACTCTACCAAGCTATGTCTTGGCTATATTAGATCATTCCGTTAGGACAGGCTCTGGAACAGGTCAATCAGATCTTGCTATAACCAGAATGTCATTAGGTGAGTGGGCATCCCTTACAAATAAAAACAGCACAGGAAGACCTAATAAACTTTACATAGAAAGACTTAGAGATGGCCCAAGACTTTATCCTTGGCCAGTCCCAGACAATGATACTTATACTTTGGTCTACTACTATGTAAGCATGATAGAAGACTCAACATCAGGATCTATTACTCAATATGATGCACCAACTAGATTTCTCCCTGCAATCGTATCAGGACTTTCATATCATATTGCGTTAAAAAATCCTAACACGATGGACAGAGTTCCAATGTTAAAGCAAATATATGATGAAGATTTTAGTCTAGCCGCGCAGGAAGACAGAGACAGATCTGATTTTAAAATTACTCCCAAGGTGACATAATGAGTTACGCAAGTGGGAAATACGCTTTAGCTGTATGCGATAGATGTGGACAACAATATAAGTATAGTCAATTAAGAGAAGAGGTAGAAAACGGAAGAAGAAATGGTCTTCGTGTTTGTCCACCTTGTTACGATGAAGATCACCCACAGTTACGCCTAGGGAAAGAAAAAGTCGTAGATCCACAAGCCTTACGAGATCCAAGACCAGATGCAGATCAGGTGGCAACGAACAATACAGCGTTTAATAATAGATTTCCACATACAGCAGGAGTTACATCCTAATGCCTAATTACAATACGTTAGTAACGGACATAAAGAACTATATGGAAGACGATGGAACGGAGTTCTCAGCTGCTATAGATACCTTTATTGATATTACCGAACTTAAGCTTTCAAGAGATCTTGTTCTACCTGCCTTTAGGCAAAGAGCTACTAGCTCTCTTTCGCAGAATGATGCTTTTATAACATTACCTGCTGATTTAGTTGTTTTAGAAAACTTACATCTTGTTGACGCAAATGTAAGAAAAATACTTCTTCTTAGGTCAGATGAATTTATGATGGAGTTTTGGCCAAATAGAACAGTTACAGGAACGCCTAAATACTATTCTTACTATGACAATTCTGCTTTGTATGTCGCCCCTACTCCTGCGTCAAATACTAATATAGAAATATCCTATAGAAGAAGATTACCTGCTTTGGGGGCAGGTGGTACAGCATCTACAACCTATACTGTTGCAGTTGTTTCATACGGAGGAAATAAATTCCTCTTAAATAATTCAGTCGCTCCTACTTTGTCTCTTGCCAGAGGAAACACTTACATCTTCGATCAAAGCGATAGTACTAACGCAACGCATCAAATAGCATTTAGAACGGCTGATGATTCGAGTTACAATACAGGTGTTACCAATGAAGGGGTTCTGGGACAGGCAGGGGCAAAGACTACCTTTGTTGTTCCGTCTGATGCTCCAAGCAGTTTAAAATATTACTGCACGACACACGGAAATGGCATGGGTGCAAATATTACTGTAACCGATAGTACAGCTAATCTTACTAATTGGCTCACAGACAACGCTTATGACGTTCTTCTGTATGGTTGTTTAGTTGAGGCTGGCAGTTTCAATAGAAACGATGCTATGGTTCAAAAGTATTTAGCTCTGTATCAAACCTCAGTACAGGCTATAAATAAAGAAGGAAACATGAGGTTATCAATCGACAATTTTTACCAAAAAAGTGAGGGTTAAAAAATGGCTACAGCTAATGCAGCAACAAACTATCTAGAGGAGAAATTAATAAAATTTATCTTCGACAATAATTCAGGTTCTTTTGCAACACCTGCAGCGAATCTTTATGTGGGTCTTGCGACTGCCGTATCTGATGCAGAAGCAGGTTCGTTAACAGAAGCAACATTTACAAACTACGCTAGACAGCAAGTTAACGGAACATCAGGTGGATGGACAATATCTACATCAGCTGGAACTGTAACAGCCGCCAACGCGGCCAATGTAGAGTTTCCTGCGTCTGGGAGTTCAGTTACCAACCAAACAATCACACACGCTTTCGTGGCCGATGCATCTACATCTGGAAATATTTTGTTTGTAGGAGCGTTAGATGCTTCAAAAACTATAGGCAACTTGGACATCTTCAGAATCAACACAGGCAATCTGTCTATCGAATTGAAGTAGGCCTATGGCTTTTAAAGTTGCAGATCGTGTAAAGGAAAGTACCACCACCTCTGGTACAGGTAATATTACTCTGGGAGGTGCTCAAAATGGTTTTGTTACCTTCTCTTCTGTACTAAGCAATGGTGACACGACCTACTACACAATATCAGATGGAAATAATTGGGAAGTTGGTTTAGGGACGTACAATAGTTCTGGCAATACCCTCACAAGAACAGATGCAAACGTTCTTCAATCAACAAACAGCGATAACAGAATATCTTTAAGTGGTAGTGCTGCAGATGTGTTTATAACATTACCTGCCGATAAAGCTGTTTTCCTAAATACGTCTGGTGATTTGGTAGTAGGTTCACAGACCTTTTTAAATGCTACTTCTCAAAGGTTTAGTTATTTAGTTTCATCAAGCACACAAGCAGCTTTTACAGGTGCAGACGCAGCAGGTAGTACACTTAATTTTACAGGTAGCTTAATAGACGTATACCTTAATGGTGTGCGTTTATCTAAACAACAAGGCGACTTTACTGTAACAGGTGGACATACAGTAACCATTAGTCCTGCTGCTAATCAGAATGATATTGTTGAGATGGTTGCCTTCAATGTTTTCACGGACTCAGAGCTAGTAGATGATGCACTAGCGTTGAGTGTAGCTTTAGGATAGGGATATGCCAAATAATTTTAAAAACGACATAACCTCTGGATTGGGGACAAGTCTTACATCTATTTACACAGCAGGGTCTGGGGTAACTGCCACAGTCATAGGGATGACCTGTGCTAATACAACATCTTCCGATGTTACAGTTACAATAACAGTCACGGATACAAGTGCATCAGCCACAGCTAATGTAGTAAAGAATGCCCCTGTACCTACAGGTGGGAGTTTGGTGGTTGCAGGTGGCAATCATAAAATAGTTCTTGAGACAGGTGATATACTAAAAGCTCAATCTTCTGCATCAAGTTCAATCGATATAATGTTAAGTGTATTGGAGCAAACATAAAATGGGATATATAGGTAATTCAAATCCAAGTGTAACAAACCTAGGAGGGGATATTGATGTTAATGGACATCAAATAAAATCCTCTAACAACGGAAACATAGAAATTGTACCAGATGGTTCAGGTACAGTAAAAATAGATGTGCTTACTTTCCCTGTCTCTGATGGTTCAAATGGACAGTTTCTACAAACAAACGGAAGTGGGGTTCTTTCTTTTAGTACACCATCAGGGGGGATTACAAGTGTAGCCGCTGATAGTACACCTCAACTTGGTGGCAATCTAGATGTAAATGGAAATGATATTGTTTCAACATCTAATGGTAATATTGAGATTTTACCAAATGGTAGTGGAAAGGTACACTTAGATGGAAACGGATCATCAGGTGGTGTTCTGGTATCAGATGGTTTAATAGAAATTAAGACAGGAACAGGTTCTGTAGGAGAGGTTAGATTTTATTGTGAGAGTTCCAATGCTCATTATGTATCTCTTAAATCTCCTGCCCATAGTTCTTATTCTGGCAATGTTGTTCTTACCCTTCCTGCCACCGATGGGTCTAGTGGTGAATACTTAAAGACCGATGGAAATGGAGTTCTTTCTTGGGATACTCCAAGTGGTGGTGGTGGTGGAGGTTCTTCTAGTGCCGTATTTACTGTAACTGTAGCTTCTGCACCTAGTAATCCAAGCTCTGGACAAGCTCTTATATACTCAACACAAACTTCTGGACACACAGGTATTGCAGTTCATTCAGGTGATACTTCAGAAGTTTTTAAAGTCTACTATCATACTAACACTACTCCTAGGTTGTATATTAACAATTCAGGTAATGCTGAATTTTATGGTTATGTTGGTGCTACTTACTATAACCCCAGATCAGGATCGTCAGGTGGAAACTTCCAACCAATGGCAGGATATGGTGAGGGTTCAGGACTAGAACTTCCAGGTGCTATTATTATGACAGGAAGTTCAGCTTACTCTCAATATGCAAAACCTATTAAAATGTATGGAAAGTCTAATGCCTATGTCAACCTTCGTCCTTCTACCTCTCAAGCAGCAGGTACAAACTTTGATTTTATTCTTCCAGCTGCAGTTGGGTCATCAGGTCAATATTTAAAAACTACAGGATCAGGTGTTACTGAATGGGCATCTGTAAGTGCGGGTACGCCTAACCCTGTTGATATTCCTGACTCATCAAGCGATCAACCAACGTCAAATTGTATCCGAGTAGGAACAGGTAACGATATGAGGATTTTCCATTATAATGGTAAAAATTACATAAGAATAGCCACAAATGGATCATTTGGAGGTGGTGGTGACTTTATGATACAAGATTCTTATGGTCAAGCTATGGTAGATTGTATAGCACAAGGTCATGTTAAATTAACTCATAATGGATCTAATAAGTTAACAACAGCCTATGGTGGTGCTAATTCTATAACACTATCTGGGGTTTATACCTTACCTGGTTCTGACGGATCTTCAGGTCAACAGTTAACGACAAATGGTAGTGGAACTGTAACATTCGCGGCGGCGAGTTCTGACGAGAGACTCAAGAAAGACATATCTGCAAATGACATGGGGTTAAGTTTTATTAATGAGTTAAATACTAAGGTATATACATTTAAAAGCTATAAAGAGTTAGACGCAAGCGACTCACAGTTATCTCATTTAAAGCCACAGGAATATACTAAAGATGGGGATGACAGTACCCCTGAATCTGTAAAAAATGAAACCGAAGATGATATTCCTTATAATTTATCTACAAGAAAAGGTGAGCAAAGAGGTCTTCTTGCTCAAGAAGTTAAAACTTCATTAGATAAATTAGGTATTAAAAACTTTAAAGGTTGGGGCGAAGACAAGTATGGCGTTCAGGAAATACATCTTGAAGAATTTGTTGTCCCCTTAATTAAAGCAGTTCAAGAATTGTCTAAAAGAGTAGAAGAGCTAGAGAAGGGTTAAAAGATGGCAACATGGAAAATAATTAACACAACGCAAGATAATAAAGGTAGTTCTGGTGACAATCAAATTGTAAATGTAGAGTTCAAAGTCGGTCATACAATCGGTGGGTTAACAGGTTGGGCTGCATTTGAAGTTAATCTTCCTGACACAGAAGGTTCTTTTACTGCTATAGATGATGTTACTGAAAGCCAAGTAATTAAATGGGTGAAAGCAGCCTTACCAAGCAACCTCTCTGTTACAGAATGCGAGACTAGAGCAAAAGAAGAATATAACAGGATTAAAACAGAGGTAGACAAAGAAAATTTAACTTCAAGTCAGAATACGAAATCGTGGGAGTAATTTTGAATGACTAGAACAAGGAGTTTAGCAGACAGGGCCAGAGATCCTTCTCTATCTGGGGATACTACTCCTGAATTGGGAGGAAATTTAGACGTAAACGGAAATCACATCGTTTCTACCTCAAATGGTAATATAGCCATAACCCCTCATGGCTCTGGACAGGTTGTATTAGATGGTCTAAGTTGGCCGACCTCTGACGGAAGTTCTAATCAACTTTTAAAAACAGACGGATCAGGTAGTTTATCTTTTGCTACAGTAAATTCAGATGTGGTAAGCGATACGACACCTCAACTAGGGGGCAGTCTGGACGTTAATGGGAATGCCATCGTTTCTGCATCAAATGGAAACATAGCTATTACACCTAATGGCTCTGGTAAAGTTATTATTGATGGGTTATCGCATCCAACTTCTGATGGCTCGTCAGGACAATTTTTAAAAACAGATGGAAGTGGTAGTTTATCTTTCGATACAGTAAATACAGATTTATCTAGTGACTCAACCCCACAGCTAGGGGGTAATTTAGATGTAAACGGAAACTCTATAGTTTCTGCATCCAATGGAAACATATCGATAACTCCCAATGGATCTGGAAAGATTATCTTAGATGGACTTAGTTTTCCTACGGCTGATGGTTCGGCTGATACTGTATTAAAAACAGATGGTTCAGGAAATCTTGCGTTCTCATCTGTATCTGCTTTATCAGGTTCAGGAATACAGCAAGTACAAGACGACACTTCTCCTGTTTTAGGTGGAAACTTAAATGCTAACTCAAATCAAATATCTAATGTAAGTGCTATTGCCGTTGGTCAAAGTTCATTCTCTGGTGGTGGTGTTTTAGCAGACTTTCATGCTTCTGGTAGTGGTGTAGGCTCTCAACTTGCTTTTGCTAATGACCACAACACAAGTAAGTTTTATGTTGGTCTTGAAGGAAATACAACAGGAAATGCTCTTATTTATCAATCAAAAGATGCAGATATAAATTTTTATACCAACAATAATTTAAGGATGACCCTTGATAATAGTGGAGATCTTATACTTGATGATGGGAATATAATTTTACCACAAACAGGGGTACTAGCATTTAACTCAACATCTGATGAATACATTACTGCAACTGCATCTAATTTATATCTTGGAGTGGATAATGGCTATCATATACATATTGATGGAACAAATGATCATATAAATTTTAGAATTGATAATGCTAATGTAAATGGAAATCTTCATTATGATTCTAATGATTATTTTGCTTTAGAAAGTACTAGTTACTTATCACTTCAATCAAATGTAAGTAGTACTTTAAGATCAGTTATTCTTGGTAATACTTTCTTCAAACCTTTTAATGCTGATAATGGTGCGCTTGATTTAGGTACTTCATCTGCAAAGTGGAAAGAAATACATTCAAATGGTGTAATTAATAATGGTAGCTATGATGCAGTAATCCACACACATAGATATGGATACAACAATGCTAGGAATTTTGAATTAGCTTCAGGTGGTTCTGGTGCTGATGTTGGACTACATTTAAAAGACGCAGGAAGCACTGCTTCTCTTCAGCTTTATGGAACAGCCAATCAGTATGGTTTTTTAAATGGTGCTTGGGGTGGTTGGGATTTGCAAAAACAAAAGGCAGGTAATTTATACCTTAATGCTAATACTACTTATTATTTAAATCCTGCAAGTACCTCTATATTAAATTATCAAAGAGTTGGGAGCACTTTTTCTGTAGGAACGACAAGTGCTTTAAATAGCGCAGGGCAAATTGGACTTTATTCTAGTGCTAGTCCTTACATTTCATTCCATAATGGAACATTAGATAGAACTGCTTACATTCAAGAAAGTGGTGGTGCTTTTTATTTAAATGAAGCAACTTTTACTTCAATGTCAGGGTCAGCTCGTGCGCCTATATTTTATGATTCAGGTAATACTAGTTACTATTGTGATCCTGCAAGTTGGAGTACACTCTACGATGTAAACATCATTCGCAACCTTTCTCTCAATGGAAGCAATGGAACTGCAGGACAAGTGCTTCAAACCAATGGTGCAAACCAAAGTCCAACTTGGGTCGATGCAGGGGGTGGTGCTTGGGAAGTTATAGGAAACTACACAGGCACTAATGTTAATAGTGTGGATTTTCTTAATGGCGTAAATGGTTTTGTTTGGAACAATTCAACTTATAAAAGAATAAAATTATATGGAAACCTTGTAGGTTATTCTGGTCGTACTGTAATGACCCATTTTTTTCCATTAGTAAGCAATGGTTCTTCTGGCAATGTAGTTCCTACTAACCTTGTTTTTTATGTAACAGAGTTTGCTGAAGCATATCCAGAATATAATGTTTCTCTCACTTCATCTTTTCAATATATTTACCAAAGTAATGCTAATAATAATAATTCTGGTGTTATGTTTCAAGCGCAATGTGGATCACTTCCAACTGGTACTGGTAGTGGTATAGCAATGTTTACCAATTCTATAGGTGGCACTTCTTTTAATTCAAATAAAAGAAAACTAGATACTACTGTTACCGCTGAATTTGACTCTCTTGGTCTTGGAACTAATAAAACTTTTAGTTGGAGAGTATGGGTTTCCCATGATTATCCTTCTTTCTATTTTTATCCAAGACGAATATCAGGAGAAACTTTATCACATGGTTGGACAAATCAAGGCATAAGGGTCGCAGGATCAAATTCTAGTTCAAATTTTAACTATGACTTTACATTTTTAGGGCTTAAACCATGAGCAAAATTACAAAAGACGATATTGATTGGGATAATTTCCCTGCTTACATTGCAGGGTCTAGTGAACCAAAAGTGCTTACTGAAGAAGAAAAAGATTGGATTGTTGAACATCACAATAATGAAGAATTAATAAATGAACCCATTTTTAGTGGCACTCAAGATGAGCAAATGGCAAGTATGTTTAGAAGGATGCGAAATAGTTACTTAGCTTCTACTGATTGGACACAACAACCAGATGTTCCAGAAGAAACTCGAACTAAGTGGCAGTCTTATAGACAAGCTTTGCGAGATTTACCCACGCATGAGAACTGGCCTAATTTAAAAGAGTCAGACTGGCCAACTAAACCAGAATAGAGGAAAATATGACAGAGAATACACAACCCCCAAAGATAAGATGGAAAGGTAAAGAGTATGAGCAATCATCTCTTACTGACCAACAAAAGTATTTGTTTGCACAACTCATCGATATTGAGAAAAAAGAAAACAATGCAAAGTTTGTTTTAGATCAAATACAAGCAAGCAAACAAGTTTTTGAAGAAAGACTAGAGAAGGAGATGTCACAATGAGTATGACTTATACTTGGGAAGTCACATCCATACAAACTAAAGATGAAACTAATACTGATAATGCTACAAATAAAGATGCAGTTATTCAAACTCGTTGGAAGGTGATAGGCAAAGATAGTGATGGAAATGAAGGTGTTTTTAATGGTGCTACTCCTCTTACTTCTGTGAATACTTCAGCATCAGATTTTAAAGCTTTAGCTGATTTAAAAGAAGAAGATGTTCTTGGGTGGATTCAAGCAAAAGTTACTGGTGATTATGAAACTCATGTAAATGCACAAATCCAAAAACAAATTGATGATATGGCTATCAAAGAAACTGATTTGCCTTGGAAGGACTAATAAAAAATGATGCTAGGCAATCATCCATTTTCAACTGCAGCTTTTAGTGAGCAAGCAGGGGGTGAGGTTAGATTAGCTACGTCTGATATGAATGCGTTAGCAACTGTAAGTTCGGCTTTAGCAACATTAAGAATTAGTGGTTCAAGTCAGATTTCTCAAATGCCACAAGTAAGCGTTGGCGTTGGAGTGATAGGACTAGCATCAGAACAGTCATTTAATTTTACACAAACTTCTAACCCATTTAAGATAGTTAATGGTGTTCAGGAGATGTCAGGAGACTTCACACAATCTCTTTTACCATCAGGAACTTTCTCTGCCGTTCAGGAGATGTCAGGAGCTTTTACAAAGACATCTGCTTTGACAAAAATAGCTATTACTCCATTAGAGAAAAGTTTTAACTTAACTCAAAGCTCTGGTGGTTCTTTATTGTTAGACGCATCCGAGACACTAAGCAGTAGTTTCACGAAGTCTGATATAGCAAGAATTATAAGAAGTGCAGTAGCAGAAACTTCTACTGTATTTGAAAAAACTACGACCCCAAATTTAACTATGAGTTTAGAGTCGGAGATAACATCCGAGTATACCCAAAGCACATTAGCTTGTGCTACCTACTCTGGAGACAGTACACAGAACTTTCTTTTTGATCAGTCTTTAGCACCGACTGTTATAAAGGTAGACTCTGGATCAATGACTACAACTATAGATCAGTCTATGGTTGGAAGAATTGTAATGTTACTACAGGGTGAACTAGACGCAAACTTAGGTCAAACCTCTGTAGGCGCAATGACTGTTTTCTCTAGCTCATCTTTAATATCGGTTGCTATAAAAACATCTGTAGGAGTAGCAATACTAGGTCTTGTTTCTGAAATGAGTTCTAGCTTTACAAAGTCTTCTCCACCGATAGTTGCTATTAGAGGTGGTTTATCAGAGCAAAGCTTTACAGGTGACTTATCATCAACCCCTACTTACATTGGGGTAGGTGTTTCAGAAGTAGATTTAAATTTTACCACGAGTGGACTTCCTTCTGTTGTGAAGAGTGGAACAGGTTCTCTAGACCACAGCATAACAATTTCTACTCTTGGGGAAAAATTATACGAAGACATTGACACACAAGTCATACCAGAGAGCTTTACAGTAATTCCACCAAAGGGAGGGGTTTGGAGTAACGTATCTGCACCTAGTGGTGATTGGACAGTATTAGAAAGAAGAACGAATTATCCTTCAAGCCAAGATCAATACACATCTGGACAGAGCAACAACCAACAGGGTGGTGGTTCTGGTGGTTCTGGTGGATCTGGTGGATCTGGAGGATCTGGGGGTGGTGGTGGCTACCCATAAAGATAATTAATATTGGAGAAATAAATGCCTAGCACACATACAAACCTTGGTATAGAAAAAATGGCAGACGGAGAAAATGCCAATACTTGGGGACAAAGAACAAATACAAATTGGGATATAACTGAAGACGCTTTATCAGGAAAACATTCTATAGCTTTGTCAGATCAAAACACAACCATAGCTACTTACAACAACGCTGCTGTTGGATCAGGGAATGAAACTAGAAAATTCTTACTAGAGTTCTCTGGAACATTATCACAAGACCGAACAATAACACTCCCTACTAAAGATAAAGTATATGGAGTAAAGAACTCTACAGGTGGTGGGTTTTCTTTGGTGTTTACTTGTGGTGCAGGTGACAACGTTACGATAACAAATGGAAAGTCTGCAATCATACATACATCTGTAACAGGTGGTCATTGTGTTAACATGACAGATGTTCCAACAGATACATCTGTATCTACAGCAATATCAAAAATACCATCTTCTTGGACAAACTCTGCACAATCTATTTTTGGTCTTACAGATACTCCTAGTTCTATTGGAACAGCAGGACAGGTATTGAAAGTAAACTCTGGAGCAACAGCCTTGGAGTTCGCAGCAGATGACTCAGGATCAGGAAGTGGTGGAGACGCAGCTACTCTTGATGGTCAGCAACCAAGTTATTACCTAAATTATAATAACTTTTCTAATACACCAAATCTTAGTCAGTACTTAACATCAGGTTCATTGTCAGGGTATGCAACAGCAAGTGCCACACCTCAAAATTATGTTGATAATTTAAGTTTTACTCAAAGTACTATTAAAAATGGTACTTATGTATTTGCGGCAGTTAGTCCTGCATCAACGACAACTTATTCTTATGGAGACACTATTAGTGGGGGTAATCTTTTACCTACAGGGGCAATTACTACTTGGGGAACTTCCGTTACCAACCAAGCTATGAACTCCTCATCTACTCTGCCAGGAACTTGGAAATGTATGGGGCAAAGGCAACCACATCCTAGTAATACTTACTCATGGACAATAAATATAGCAACACTTTGGATTAGAACTTCCTAATGATTGAAATTAAAGAATTTAAAAACGCAAAGTACATCAACGAAACTTGTATTGATTGTGAGATTAACCATCCCCAACATGGGTGGATACCTTTTACAGTTGTTCCTGACGATTATGGTTCGGATGTTAATGTACAAAAACTATATGAGGATTTAGTTAAATCGAATCCAGATCCGTATGTTCCACCAACACAAGAAGAGTTGGATGATCTAAAGGCAATGGAAGTGCGAAGGTGGAGGGATATTTTGTTACAAGAACAAGTGGATTCTTATGTGATGAATTTTATGCGTTGGGATGAGCAACCAGAGGAAAAACAAAATAAGATTAGAGACTACAGACAAAAGCTTTTGGATGTCCCACAGCAAGAGGGATTTCCTCATAACGTAACATGGCCAGAGAAGGATTTTTGAAATGTACATGAAACCAAATTATGGCATGGGTGGAGGTATAGCTTCTTTACTATCGCCTTTAACAAACATGATTACGCAACAACTTACAAAACAGTCACAAGCGTCATTTTTGGATAAGCTTGTTCCGTATGTTAATGAAGTAGAAGACTTGACCACAGAAACATTTCCAGAACTAGATATGAGTTCTACAGGTGGTGGAATAGGAAACTTTCCAAGTCCGTCAATCAACGCTCCTTTGTTTCAACCTTCCAACCCTACAGGAATACAGCCATATAGAGCATTTGGAGTGCCAGCCGACAGTCCCTTTCACAAAAACGACTTATCTACTTTCGTTGATTTTGGAAATCAAATGAACCAAAAAGGCAAAAACCCAAGCTATCAAGCTACTCCACTTAACAACATTCTTGATCAGGGTATGCAAGCATTATATGGGTATAAATAATAATGGCATTAAAGAAGATAGCCATACAAGGTGGCGTAGTAAAAGATGATACAGTCTATTCTTCTGAAGGAAGATGGGTAGACTCCGATAAGGTACGCTTTTACAATGGTCGAGCACAGAAGATTGGTGGTTGGGAAAAAACTATCAACGACAGTTTTGGTGGGGCAGCTAGAGCTTTGCATTCTTGGAGAGACTTTAACGACAACAGGCTTTTAGCGATAGGAACACATACTAATATTTACATACTAAAAGATGGCATTCTTTACGACATTACTCCTGCTGATCCTTCGTTCTCTACTGTAACATTAGACTTGCAAGACACAGGATCTAACCAATTCCATCCTGCTATTGCGTCTACAGATTATGGACATATGGTTTGTTATTATCCACAAGCAAAGGATTCAACAACAAGTGTTGCGTTGGGGACTGATACACAGTATGGAGATCAAGAAAGGGATTATGGTTGGGCCTATAGTACATCTCCAGATATATCTGGTTCAAGTGGCACAAATGCAAGGTCAGAAGGCCCAATACTAAGGTTTTACAAATCATCACACGGAGTTCCTACCAACGGATCAAATGGAACACCTATAGCTTACTATTTTAATAATCTTAACATAGGTGAGATTAGAATACCAAAACTATCTGCTACAATCGTTAATAACACAACAAACTATTTTGACATTCTTTTACCATCAACTTACGACTCTGGAACAATACTTAATTATACATCTATAGCAGGTTATACTGCCAGAGGGGTCACAGCATACTTTCTTGGATCAGAAACATATTCACCCGGTTCTAGTTATTATATAGGTGGAGCACAAGGCCCAAATGTAAGTAGAATAGGTCATTTACAAACGCAAATAAGATGGTCTGCCCCATTTGATACTACAGGTAGGGTGATGATCCCTTATGCAACGCAAAACACATCAAATACTTTTTTTACGGCAGGGACAAGGACAGGGGTAGGTAATATTCTGGCTCACCAAGGAACTCATAAAATAAGCTCCCAGATTTCTGATGCATCTCTGGCCAATCATATGTTAGGAAATGTTGTTACCGATAAAAATAACAGACCATGTGCTAGAAGAGTTGTAGTAGGCAATCACGGAATTAACTTACCAAGTTCAGGCTATCCTAATTACACCACACCATATCAATATGGATGTTATGAAAGCTATACAGACTCATATCCTTCAGCTTACATAGGGGTTACAGGAAAGACTTACGAAGGTACGACTGTTACCGAAAGTATCTACATTCTTGGGGTTCAGGGATTTTCTAATGCTGAATCTAAAATAACATATTCAAAACATTGGTACGCAGAGATCGATGACATATACTATGTAAAACTAGGCTCTACAGGTGGAGCAAATACTTCAAATCCACATAATACCGATCTCGATAATGGATGGGATTTATTAGGTTCTGTTACAGTAGGGTTATCAAGAGAAACACAGTCCACGGCCTACGATGCAAGCCTTACAGCCTTTCCTGCTATTTCTTCAGGTGGGACAACAGATGTTACAATAACAAAGCCTGTAGAATCTGGAGAAGAACACTCTAACTTCGCTTACGGATGGGGAACAGGTGTTTGGCAAGCAGGATCTAGTTATACAAGGGGTTGGGGTCAACCTGCTTCTACATCTAATGTTGTAGTTGATCCAAGAGTTTGGAGCTTTGATAATTTTGGTGAAGACCTCGTTCTTGCTCACAACAATGGTGCTCCTCATTATTGGGATACTTCTGGTGGTGTAGGTACGGCTGCTGTCCAAATCACAAACGCAACAAACCCAAGTACACCTCAATCAGGCAGAAATAACTCTACACATGGTATTGTCCCAACAAGCGTAAAGAGTATTTTCGTCACTTCTCCAGATAGGCACATTGTTTGTTTGGGAGCAGGTGATCCAATGAAGGTACGTTGGGCAAGTCAAGAAACTACAAACATTTGGACAGAGAACGTTGATACAAATACATCAGGGGGTCAGATCCTTACAGGTGGTACATTCTTAGTGGGATATGCCAAGGTAAGAGGGCAAACGCTTTTGTTTAGCGATAAGAACGTTCATGGTATGGTTTTCCAAGGCCCACCATATACTTTCGGTTTTAAAGAGCTTGGTAATAACTGTGGTCTTATTTCTCCACATGGAGCAATGGCTATTCAGGGAAGGTGTTATTGGATGGGATTTAAAAACTTTTTCGTCTTCGATGGTGGGGTTAAAGTTCTTCCTTCTCCTGTAGCAAAATATGTCTTTGAGGATTTCAATTATGCCGAACAATTTAAGGTTGTTACAGGGACATCTAGGGGGTACAACGAGATCTGGTGGTTTTATCCTAGTATATCTACAAACGATGAGACTACATCAACAAACGCAGCAGGTCAAAACCGAGAGAACAACCGATACGTTAAGTATAATTATTTAGAAAACGTATGGGATGTAGGAACATTTAGCAGAACAGCTTGGGAAGGTGGATCAATCTTTGAAAACGATATTTCGGCTGATGCAAATAGAGTTCTATACAATCAAGAAGTAGGAACAACCGATGACGGATCACCTATCAATGCTTTTGTTGAAAGTGCAGACTTTGATATAGACGATGGTCAGAATATTATGTTTGTAGATAAGGCACTACCAGATGCTACGTCAACCGACAAAGAGGATGGGACATATGATGAGACTTATAATATTACCTTTAGCTCTAGGAAAGACAGTTTAGGTGATTATACAACCAAAGGCCCATTTACTGTAAGAAATAGAGATGTAACTATCTCTGGAGTAAACTACTCCAAGACAGGAAGAATTAATCCTAGAGTGAGAGGAAGACAAATGAAAGTAAAAGTTCATTCTGATGGATTACATGATCATTGGAGATTAGGTGATCTTAGGTTAAACATGAGGCCAGATGGAGAGAGATAATGGCAACAAGTAGATTTACAGTAGCACCACTACCAAGACTATCAGAGGGAGATGATCCTACTGTATGGGCAAGTGAGTTAGTAGATGCACTAGAGCAAAACTTTGACAACTTAAGTCAAGCCGCTAATGTTGGAGATATTAATACAAAGTTCTCCACAGCAAATATAACAACAACAAAATCATTAGATGCAAGCTCAACTTCTACGGCCAACAATGCCAACGTTCTTGGGTCAGTAATTAATGCCTTGAGAGAAAAGGGAGTATTAGCATAATGCCTAGAAAAGAAATGTTTGAGTCTGACGGAACAAAAGAAAATCCATATGGCAGCTTTGCTGAAGCTATGAGAGATGGGCGTGAAGGGGAAAATGTATATGTAGGGAATACCCTTACAAAGATGGAGTATGCAGATTCTTCAAAGCCTAGTCAAAAGAAAGATACTGCTAGTACGTTCTTCGATGACAATGCATCTGGTATAGTTAGAGATATTGCAACATCCCTGATGTTCCCTGTATCTATCCCTTTTACTTTAGGTAAGTACCTATTTGGTGGACAGGATAGAGAAGGTAACAAAAGAAGTGGTATTTTTAATTTAGATAAAGATGGAGATGGTTCGCCTTATACATCTACCTCTAAAGATGGGAAAGTAACGAACATATTTGGTCAAGAACTAAATATGGACAAGAACAGAAAAATAGGTGGGTTTTTCGATTCTCTTGACGTAGATGGGGATGGAAGTTTTCTCACAACAGGTGGTAGCTTTTTCTCTCCCATGACAGATGAGCAAAAGGCAGAGTTTCAGAAAAAGGCTTTAGAAAGCACAGGAGGAGATTCTAGTCCTACTAGCGTCTTAGATCCTAATGCTGTAGGCGTTTTACCAGACGGAACTCTTAAGTGTAAAGAAGGGTTTTTTTATGACATTAAAACTAAAATGTGTGTTAAGATGGAGGAAGAAACTCCAACTGTAAAGGCAGAGCCTGTGGGAATACAAACCTTAGACAATCCAATGACATACGGACAAACAACAGGAGAAGCGATACTATCCCCTGCTGTTGGTGCATTTCAGGCCAGAGATGGTATGGCTGTGCAAAACTTAAGAAGACAACCTTCTGGAATAGTAACTGGGCCTGGTGGCCCAAAAGATGATCTAGTCGGCCCAATAGCTTTATCGGCCCAAGAGTTTGTTATGCCTAAAGAACAAATTATGATGAAGGGCAATGGGGACTACAATAAGGGAATAAGACAGCTTGAGGCTGAACGCAAGAAATCTTTAAAACAGTATGATGTGGCATAGGAGTACATAATGGCAACGCAAACAACGATTACAGATTATCCTGATTGGATGAAAACCTATCTTGAGGATGTCCTTGAGAAGAGCAAAGATTTATACGATACGGATGAATATACTCCATATGGTCAACCTAGGATAGCTCCTTTTACTGATAATCAAAAGACAATCATGGATACAATAATGAACTATGAGGGTCAGGACGAAGGTATAAAAGCTTTAAAAGATTCATTCTACACCACAGACGCAGATGGTAATAAAGTCTTAAAGGATTATGACTTTACTCCAAGGGAGACTACTGCAAAAACGTTCTTAGACAAAGATGCTGAAGGTAACAGGATTATTGATCAGTATATGAACCCATATGAAGATCTGGTTGTAGACAAGTTACGCAGACAGACAGATAGAAATATGGCTCTGCAAAGACAAAAAGATATGGCTAGAGCCGTAGGTAGAGGTGCTTTCGGATCGACAAGAGAAGCAGGAACGACAGAAATGGGTCAACAAGCTTTATTAGACAGATTAGCTAATGCAGAGGCTGATCTATTCTATAAAGGTTATGGACAAGCAGCTGATATCTTCTCCAAAGATGCAGATAGATCTCTAAAGGCAGACTCCTTAATGTCTAAGCTTGGACTAGAAGCTGACAAGTTAGGAATGCTTGGGGACTTTAATAGAGCATCTGCACTTGAATCACTAGCAAAGACAGATCAACAATTATTTGCTGACGAGATGGCTCTAAAGGGTAGTGTCGGTGATGCAGAACAAAAGATGAACCAAGCTAGTTTAGATTTAGCTTATGACGACTTTCTAAAGCAAGAACAGTTCCCCTACCAACAGTTAGATTTTTATAACAGTATTGTTAAAGGTCTTACGCCTAATATTGGAGCAGGGTCTGTTACGCAACAAACAAAAGATCCTAGCTTCTTACAACAGGCGTTAGGACTAGGAATAAACGCTTTAGGTTTATACGGAATGGGTGGTGGATTTAAACCCGGTGGGTTTGATTTTGGAAACTTTTTTAGTTAGGTTAGAAAATGGCAGTAGATCCAATTAAAATACAGACAGTCTTACGGAAAGCGTCTGACCAACAACTTATGACTTTGTTGAAAAGACCAGACAGCATTCCAAGTATGTTTGTGCAACAAGAGATAAGACGAAGGAACATGGCAAGACAGGCCGCCAAGGCTGATATGTCTAAAATGGCTATGGCACAAAGACCTCAACTTACGCCTGAAATGTCTCGTATGGATCAACCACCAACACCAAGACCACAAGACCCAATGGCTAGTGCTATCCCTATGAACACAGGAGGTAGTGGAGAACTAGCAAAACAGAAACAGTTACTTATGCAAATGTACAACGCAGGTCGTTTGAACATTGTTCAAGGTGTAGCACAGAACGATAGGGGTGAGTTAGGTGAATTTGCTAGGTCACTAATTTCGGCTAATCAAATGCGTCCTACTGATAACAAAGGTCTAGATATAAGTAGAAAGCCACAGTTTACCGATTTCGACATGACTGATCCTAAAAACAACTTCCCTGGCTCTAGACTTAATTATTCTATTGCACCTATGATACAAAATAGAAATACAGAATTTGCAGATGCAAAAGCCAGAGAAAAAGAGTTAGAAAATAATAAATCTGAATTTTTAAATCAACTTGAGAAGTCAGGTATAAAAGCTATTAAAAGCGAAACTACTCCTATGGATCTTGAGAATGAATTTATAGAAGGTCAATTTGATCCAGAAGGCAAGTTTGCTTACGGAAGACCAAACGAAAGCCTATCCAATGTCGTTGAAGCTTTTTCTACACCTGAAGAAGATTTCTTTGGTGTTAATCCAAATATGGTTATTAAAAAGCCAGAAATGAATTTTGCTACAACGCTTGCTGAAGATTTAGGTATGAGCGCAGCTCAAAGTGCGTCACCTTTTATTTCAAAGGGTGGGATTAGAAATATGAACAATTTTGATGAGCTACAAAAATTTAAACAATTTTCTCAAAGTGATGATTCTCAATCAGAACTTGAAAAAAGGCTTGCTAGAAATAGAGCTATGAGTAAAAACACACCTGTAGATCCGTATGGAGGAATCTCTGGAATAGATCCAAGAATGAGAACAAATACTATTGGATTTGATCCTAAAACAAATATAGGTGAATATGGTTTTCCTAGTAATTATGTCGATTCAGGTAAGGATGCACCAACTTTAATGGGAGTATTGAAAAAATTAAAAGAAGATGAAGATAAAGGTTTCAACCTATTAGGTAAGCCTATCCCATCAAGCGATCAATTTAATAAGACTGTAAAAGTTCCAGAAGGAGCACCTTACACCGAAGAAACATTATTTTCCCCATTCGACTTTATTAAGAAAAACAGAATGGGGACGATTGAAGAAGGCAATTTATCAGGTAATGAGAAACTTGTAAACACAGAGTTTGGGGATACTTTTGTTGTTAATTCAAGTGGAGAGCCTATTTTAAAGGTGGATAAAGCACCTGGTTCTTTAACTGCTTTTCCTAAGAAAGAAACAGTAGATGATTTATTATTTAAGGCTGGAGAAAAGTTAGACGCAAGCAGAGTTTTCGTTACAGACGATGGTCAAGTTCTAAGTAAAAGAAGAGGGCAAAAAGATTATATTCCTTTTGGAGAGGGAGCAACCGAGCCTGTAAAAGGAGTAAATCCAAAGTATGACGTTAAAAACGTAGATATAACAAAACCTTTTTCCTCTACGGCTGTAACTGTTTCAACAGATGAAAATAAAGATGGAGAAAACACAGGCGAAGATACAGGCGAAGGCAATAGGGCTGAAACAAATACTTTTAAAGGAGATCCTAGAGAAGAGAAGAAAGGAATGAACAACAAACAAGCAGTATCTAAGGCCGAAGTTGCTATTGCTGAAAAGATGGCAAATAATACAGGTGGTATAGGTAATTCTGCTTTAACTCAATATAGTGCTTTGACTAACGCTCAAAACAAATTAATAGAAGCTATGAAGCCAAATGGTGGTGATCGTTTCTGGCAGTTAGTAGCAGAATTTGGTGCTAACTTGGCTGCATCTGACAGTCCTAACTTTATGCAAGCAGCAGGTCAAGCTATGCAACAAACCTTGGCAGAAGCTAAGAATATGAAGAA